CCGATTCGACCCCGCTCTGTGGCGGTCGATCACTGATCGGCACGTTCGGAATCCCAGCGGCGGGGAGCGCTGTCGTCAGATAGCTGATCAGCAGCGCCTCGACGTCCGGGTCGAGAATGAGTGCCATCACGCGTGTCGAGCTGCGTCGACTGATCGCGTCAGCGTGCGATTGTTCGCCTCGTCGCTGCGCGCCTGATGTGTTGCTGTGTGCACAGTCGCACGAGCTCGATCGAAGCCCACCCACGCGTCGGCCACATAGTCTGGCTGCCCGCCTGCCGCGTCGGCGACGTTCTCTGCACGTCGTCGCATGTCGTCGAGAATCTCGTCGCTCTGTAAGAGCGCCTTGATCCCGTCGCTGTTCAAGACGATGCGTACTTTGGTCGGCACGAAGATCACCCGTTCCAATCGACGAGATCGATGACGACGTGGTCGAGAAAACCGATCGACCATCGAAGCGGCTCGCCCGTCGTCATCAGTGGCGAGCCGTAGTCGTCGACGAGCACTCGATCGAAAGCGCCCACGATCGTCCCTGGCGGGGCATAGACGACGAAGACACTAGAGAGCGAGTCACGCTGCGATCGATCGTCTGCGCCTGTCTGGGGCTGCACCGAGCACCCGCCGACGCTGATCGTCTCGGCGGGTGGCTGCGACCAGTCGGGGACTTGCGAGCCGCGATCGCCGACCATGACGGGCCGCAAGATCGTGATCGTGTCCGGGCTCGGCACTCTGGGCAGCGCCATCACGCACGCCCGAACAGACGCAGCGAGTCGAGATGCGCCATCTGTGATTCGGACAGTGCGACGCCGCCCGACGAGCCGTCTGCCGCTGTCGAGAACTGCACGCTGACGGAGCCGACCGTCTGCGCCTTCTCGCCGAACGGGGACGCCATCGCTCGTGCGACGATGCTTGCGCAGAGCGTCGCGAGATACCCGCAGTCGTCCGGGTCGTAGCCGTGGCTGATCGATGCCTTGATCCCGCGCAGTCGATCTGTCCATAGCCCGTACTTGCGAATGAACCCGCTGGCACTCCACTCGATCTCGTCGCCGACATAGCTCGTTACCGTGCCCGTGCAGCTCGTCTCGTCGAGCGTCAGCAGCTCGACGAGATGCAACGTCGGCAGCGTCTGCACGTAGCCGCCGCGCCCGTCGATGACGACGTCTTCCGTCACGACCGGCGAGATGTGCCAGCCGCAGTATCTGCGAATGAGACTCGAAGCGGCGTCGAGCATCGGCTGTATCGCCGGGTCGACGGCGGTATTCGTCAGCGCCGCATACTGATCGGGTGTCGCAAACGACGGGTAGGTCGGCGTCATCGCTGCCCCCTACTTGTTCTGTGGTGTCTGCGCCTTGTTCGAGGGCTTGCTGACGGCCTTCGCGCCGCGTCGTTCGGCCTCTTCGGCGGTCAGCAGATACGTTGCGCCGTCTTCTGTCTCGTACTCGTCGAGATCGCCCGTGGCCTGTTTCGTCGGGGCCACACTCGACACCACGATAGGGTCATCCGCCGCCGGCGGCTCAGGATCATCTTTGGCCGCACTGGTTTTCGAACGATGCACTGCCATCTTGTCGTCCTTCTCACTCATGGGGCGATACCCCCGACCCAGTTGGTGCCCGACCAGCAGCAGCGCCCAGCAGCGCCAGCGAGCAGCGTCTGCACGAACTGACCAGTCGTCCACGCTGACGCAGGACTCGCAGTAACGTGACAACTCGCCGGATCGTTGGGGGGAGTGCTGCTCGCTGGGGTCCAAGTGCCGGGAATGCCCGCCGTCGCGCCCGTTGCCGGGTTCGTCGGGGCGGGCGGCGTGTCTGGATTCGGGAACGCTGTTGCGTCTTCGGGTGTCAGTAGAAAGGTCAGCCAGAGATCTTGATCGATCTCGACTCTGTACTCGTGTCGCGTGTCGGCCATGCTGTTACCTCTTCCGGGAACGCGCGCCGCTGCGGTCGTGCATGACGCACAGCGGCGCGAGCTCTCATCCCTGGGACGACTACGGGGTGATCGTGACCTTGACGAACGCGGCGGGCACTCGGACAGCAAGTGCCAGACGCTCTTCCGCCCTGATGGTGACGAGATTCTTCTCGAAGTCGTTCACGTTGCTGTTCGTGCTCGACACAACGACGCTGCCCTTGCGATAGACGGTCGCAGCTTGCTTGAACGCACCGACGAGAACCGTGCCCTGGGCGATCGCCGGGCTGACGACGGTCGGGAATCCCCAGAGCGCGGGGTTCAGCGGCAGATATCCGCCATTCGGCCCGGCCGGGTATTCGCCATACGCGCCCGTGAAGGGACCGCCCGCGTAGTACTGAAGATTGTTGTCCTTCTTCAGTCTGAAGGTCTGGAAGTCGTTGGGGTGAATGACGATCCCGTCAGTCGCGAACCCGGTCGCGACCTGCACCTTCGTCGAGGCGCGGAAGATCGCGTCGAGATTGTCGGCGTTCGTCGCCCCGGCTTCGGTCTGAATCCCGCTGCGGTTCAACAGACCTCGCAGGTTCGGCGCTGTGCCGTCGCCGTTGAGAAGCTGTGCCTCTTCGAAGATGCCGAGATCGTACAGAAGGCGGCTGTTGATCTCGCTTACCAGGAACGGGAGATCTTCGATCATCTCGTCGGAGAGCTTGATCAGACCGGCGATCTTCGTCAGCGCCTCGGTCACCGTCGTGAAGTTGTAACTCATCTGCGGCTTCTGCGCGCCCTCGACGACAGTCGCGAAGTTGCCAGCTCGCGTGCCCTCGACGAAGTACGTAATCGACTGACCGGACAGCGTTCCCGAGCTGCACAGATCAGCGATGACGAGCGGGCGTCGATAGCCCTGGACGACACTCGTGTCGATCTGCGGGAAGACGTAGCCGCTCGTGACAACCGGGTCAGTGGCCGCTTGCGCCTTGAACTCGGGGGCCGTGACGCTCGCGCCCGGCTGGTTGCGATTCGCGCGCAACTGATCGCCCACGCTCTTGACGAAGTGCTCGCCAAGCGATCTGGCCTGCGTCTGGCCGGGTCGTGACGGCTCGTCGTGACGCTCGCTGCTGTCGAGCTGTCCCAGCCGCTCTAGCAGCGCGTCGCCCTGCTTGGCGGCGAGGATCTTCGCGTCGAGACTCTTGACGTCGTCCAGCAGCGAGTTGATCTTCGTCAGGTCGTCGGGCGTCATCTGTCGCCCGGCCGCTTTCACGCCCTCGGCGATCGCACGAGCGTTCGCGATCGCCTGCTCGCGCTGTTCTTGCAGTGTCATTGCATGTCTACCTTCCGGAGAGTGATTCGAGTTCGATCTGCGCGAGCACGAGATCGACACTCACCGCTGGGGTTCCTTGGCCTTGACCCTCACGGGTTCCTTGGCCTTGACCGCGCACAGTTCGTGACGACTTGCCGTCATCGCTGGAATTGTTGGCTTTCAAGAGATCTGACAGCGCACTACTAGCCGCGCTCATGGCATCCTTTGCGGCAGTGATGATCTCGACGTTCTTTGCGGACAGCACGCGACCCGCCTTGATGCCGATCAGCTCTGTCTCGCTGTTCGCGCCGACTGGGGTAGGGCCGACTTCGTACAGATCGAGATCAGTCAGCTCGATCGAATCGCCGTCGGTGCTCTTCTGATAGTCGCGCACGCCGAACGAGAACGAGAACTGCGTCACCAGTCGCTCTTTCATCAGCTTGTATGTCTGCGCGCCGTTCGGGTTGTCGAGATCGAGCTGCGCCTTGACGAGCAGCCCGTCTGCTGTCTCGCTCGCTTCGAGCACCTTGCCGATGTTCATCAGCGGATCGTCGAGACGATGCGACCAGTAGACCGGGATCGGGTCGCCCTTCGTCGCCCACTCGTCGAGCGTGCGAGTGAACGCGCCGGGCATGACGACTTCGCCGTAGCTGTCCTTGTTCCCGAAGACGCTGACGAGCGCCTCGAATGTGCCCGCGGATTCGCTTGCGGTAGAGCTGCTCTCGTCGCCCGGATCGGCCTGGTCCTCGGCCGCCGGCGAATCGGTCTTCACCCTCGCCGGGAAAGTCTTGTCGCGTCGCATGTCTGGCCTTTCCTTGCGTGGGTTAGGGAATCGAGATCTCTAGCTCGCACAGACAGCCCGCTGATTGATCGCTGTCGAGCGAGCTGTCGCCGGGCCACTTCGCGCCGTTCGAGAACTCGTCATCGATGCCGACTGTCTCGCCGTCCATCTCGGGGTGACGACTGTTGCTGCTGTTGACGACCCATGTCTTCGTCGCGCCGCCCTGTGGGGATGCTTGACGTGCCGACTCGCTCATCGCGAAGCCCGCTACAGCGGTGCAGATCGTGATCGCACCTGTCGCGGATCGCTCGTTCTCTGCCTCGTCGAAGACATCGGACGGCGTCGTCGCGTCTTCGTCGTCCGGGTCGGCATCTTTCGCGTCGTCGAGATTCGACTTCGTCGTCGAGTTGATCGACTCCGCTCGATGACGCATCATCTCGGCGAGATAGTTCTTGGTGCGCTTCGGGTCGTAGCTCGTGGCGACGCCCAGATCGCTCGTGGCCTGATTGCCGATGTCTGTCGAGACGACCATCGCGTTCGCTGTCAGATCGTCGGCCAGCTCGTTATCCCAACGATCTTGATCCCACCAGTCGTCGGCACTCTTCGCGCCCATCTTCGAGAGCACGACGTCTCGCTGATGTTTGTAGAAGCGACGCAGTACCTGCTCGGTGCGCTGCTCTTGCGTCTGACTCGCGCGCAGCTTCTGCTCGACGCGATGCACACGAGCGCTACGTATCGTGCGGCCTCGACGATCTGGGGACGCGGCAAGACGTACTGGCGCAGACAGCGGCGCGACTGGGCTGGGCTGCCCGCCCGTGACGACGTTCATCGGCACGATGAGCTCGTCGGCCCCGTCGATCGGCGGCAGATTCTGCCGCAGTCGATATTCGTTGCGGGTCATGTACGGCCCGCCAACGGCCATGCTCGCGACGGTCGCTTGCTCTTCGAACGAACCTTGCAGCTTCTCGGCGATATTGAATTCGACGTAAAGCTGCTGGTCGCGGCCTTGCACCTTCGGCACGACGAAGTTGTTCACCCGGTCTTCGATCATGCTGAGCCACGGGCCGAGCGTGTCGCCGTACAGCATGCGACGGAACTCGCGCACGTTGCTGTAGTTCGCATTGTCGAGCAGACCGAGCATTGTCGGGTTGACGTGGTAGACAGCAGCTACCGTCGTCAGCGCGAGCTTTGACGCCTCGACGAATTCGTCTTCGA